AACATTTTCATTTATGTATTTGTATTTTGCCATATTAATTTTATACCTTGAATTGGTTAATAATAAATATCACTAATCTTTATTTTTTGAACTTGGGCACTTTTACAGCCCGTTGTTGTTTTTCTAATTGTTTAGCTTCTTCTTCGTAGGTTGAAGAAAGTTTTTGAAGATACCATCTACGTAAATAGACTGGCATTGAGTATAAGTCATGAAAGGTAAAACTACCCTTTCCATAATACATTAAATCAAATATTTGTTTGTGTATTTCTAGTTTATAACTTAACGGAAGGCCAAAAAAATCGAACCGTCATAGGGACAGTTATTTCTACCTCCTCACCACCATCATCTATAACAATATCCATATCTATATCTGGTGTTATTTCTTGATAATGACTTCTAAAAGCTTGTGAGTCTTGTGTGAAAAACTCATTATCTACAAAGTTATTAACAAATGCTCGTTCAGAATTACCATCTACTGAAACTACCATCTTTTTAAAACGAGTTGTTACCTCTTTAGAAACTCCACCACTTACTTTAGATAATGCTGCTAATTCCTTGGTAACATCCCTCTCATCACCATCCGTCAATAATTTGTATTCTATTGTTCTTTCTGATTGTGGAAGTTTAAAACTAAATAAATTCTTCCCTTTTTCTTGTTTAGAAAAATCTATTTTTTTATCTTTTAATGTAGTTAAATCAAAAGCATGTTCTTTAGATTGACCTTGATTATCAATATAATCAAAAGTGTATTCTTTACCATACGCAAGAACTCTTGCTGCTATAAATAATGCATTCTTATCACCTATCAACATACTATTTGTATTGATTTTCTTATCAACTATCAAAGCGTCCAATAATTTATCTAACACAATACCTTTTTGAATAAGATTTTGTGAAGTTAAAATATCTTCTTCTTTGGCAGTCATGTATTTTATTTCAATTTGCCCTGAAGATAATGGGTTGTCCTCGGAATAATAATATCCCTTTGAGGGCAAATCCACTACTTCCGTAGGGAATTTATTTTCTGCCATTTTTACTCCTATTGGATTTAGAGTTATAACCTAATTATAACTATTCTTAAAACTATTTAAAAACCTAAAAATTTTTAATTACTTTGCTTTTCCTTTGGTAACTGCGTCCCAAACAGGTTTCAACACTGCATCAAAAATAACATCGTCTTTCTTAGAAGGCGAAAGTTTTACTATTTTTTCTAAAGTGTAGAAAGCCAAAAGGCACCATTCCCAATTTGCTGCTAGCCATTCACTCATTTTTATTCTCCGTTTTAATTAGAATTGTAAGATTGCGTAGTCGTACCGCAATGTTAATTCAATATCTACTGGATCTGTTCCATTTGCAAAATCTACATCATTGAAGTTAACATCTTGTGCCCACGCACCTTTTAATGTCCATTCTTCAACAATATCTCCTACTGGACCCAATAAATTAAATGTAATATCTTTCTTATAAAAATCTGAGTATCCATCACGACCTGTTACTGATTCGTGGGATAATCTCACCCATTCCATACATGCTTGTGCGGCGGATGGTACAATAGGATCATATAATGTAAGTGCTAATGGTTGCCACTCACCTTTACCTTTAATGTATCTCTTTACATTAATATGGTCTAATACTATTTCTTCAAATGTTATTTGGGGTCTTGCTGCAGTTTTTATTAAATATGCGGGTAGACCTTCAATATACATGACATACCGGTTTTTAGTTTTTGGTTCAAACGGTGTGAACATTATTTCTGAAGGATCAATTAACTCTGGCATTTCCAATTCTCCTATTGTTAAATTCTGTACATTTTGTACTTCAAGTATAAATATCAAACAATTTAAAAAAAATGAATTTCTAAATATGTCAATTCATAGAAGTTTTTTAGAAGTTTTATTAGGCAATAAAAAACCCCACAATTTGCAGGGTTTCTTATCTCGATTTTTCGAATTAGTCTGGGAACGATGCTCCTGTGGGTAATACCACGAAGTCAAGAACAATAAATTCCGCTGTTCTCGTAGGTTGGATAAATATCTGTCCTACAAGACGGTTTCTATCAACAACATCAGGAGTGTTATTGCTATCGTCCATCACTACTCTAAATGCGTTCAAACCACTATTGGCCTGTACACTTTCAAGGTAAGGATTAACAATATTCAAGAAACGATTCCTTGTTGCTGTTGTGTTCTGTTCGAAAACTAAATATCTTGAGGATGATGCGATGAATTTCTTCAATGCAATCAACAATCTACGAACATTAATCCTATCAAGTGCTGAAGGTTTAGACTGAAGTGTCTTCTGTCCAAATACCGTTACACCTTGACCTGGGAATGTTGCAATTGGATTAACTCTATTTTCATACAGTTTATCTCTCTCAGCATGAGTTAATCGTGTTTTAGCTTCTAATACTGAAGTTAAACCACCACGATTTAGACCAGCTGGTGCAAACCATTCGTGTGCTATCTTATCTGTAAAAGAGATTACACCTGGTAGAACAACTGAAGGTGGCACCCAAACAGGTAATTGTGTTTCAGAATCAACTACTTTAACCCAAGGAAAATAAGTCCCTGCGTAATTAGTATCTAATGCACTTATACCGTTTGTTGCGTTATCAATTGAATCACTCCATGCAAAACCATCTAATACATAGAAAGCATCACCACGAGCTTCAATTTTTGAAATTGCGTGGTTGGTCACTGCACTATGTACAATTGAACCACCTTTACTATGAAGTACACCTGGGATAGCCAATAAATTAATATCGAACTCATCAGGGTTACTTATAGCGTTGATTGCTCGTTTGTATGCTACAGAACCACTTGCTGCTGCGGATGATAAATCAAATCCTTGTGTGTTTGTACCTGAAATATCATTTCCAGTAGCTTTGATCTTCGTTGGATTATCACCATCAAATCCCCATTGTAGAGGCATTACAAATTTCCTCTGTGCAATGTCTGAATTTGCTAATGTTATTGCTGTTGAACTATTTGCTGCCGTAGAAACATTTAAGTCTCCTGCTGCGTTATCATCACCATTCATATTTGCTAATGAAAATACACTATTTGAACCTGTGGTTGCATTATAAGGAATAGGAGCTAAATACTCTCTATTATCCTTTAACTTATAATCAAAACCATAAAATACGTTTTGGTCAAAATCACCAACACTATTTTTCTGTTCTGATTTAAATGTTATTGTAGGTACATTACCACCTAATACTGGATTATTCACTGCTTCAAATCCAAAAGGTACTACTGTTTTAGCCAAGTTCTTAAGGTCTGCATAATCTCCAACACGAATCCATTTAGATTGGTTTGGCCAATCACCTTTATAGGTTAATTTACCATTTGAATCAATTTCAACAAATCTATCACCAATTTTTCTTGCGAAATAGTTGTTTGAAGTTCTATCAAAATTACAATTATCAAACTGTTCAAGAACTATATTATCATCTGCTTGTGCTGGGTTATTTTTTCTTACCTGTACAGAGAATTCACCATAATCCGAACCAGGAATTGAACCAGCCGCTTTAATATTCAATACACATACTTTAAATTCTTCATTCACACTTGTTCCGTGAGATAATGAATAAATTCTAAATAAGTTATTGTATGAACGAGTTGCTGTTGCTCCTTGGTCAATTACGATTGGTGTTCTTGCCACAGAATAATCACTATTACCTGTCCAAGTTGCTGCTACACCAGTTGCTCCATATTGTGCTGAATATCCAGTTCCACTTACAAAATCTTGTCCACCAGAACCACTTGCACTATTTGCTACTGCTAATTCAGTCCAAGACTGATGATTATTGTGTGCAGTTTCTTTAAATATTTTGTAAAGGTATACTTTTGATGTATTGTTCATTGGATCAGAACTAATCACTTTATCAATAAACAAATCACTTGATGTTGCAAATGATGCACTTATTGTTTCATGATATGTTCCAGCTGTATTAGTAGAACCACTTATGTGTATTACAAAATCGCCAGCCGTAGTGGCATCAGAATACCATCCTATAGCTTGTTCTACACCACTTCTCATTACTCGTGTTCCATCAATTCCAAGTGCCCCAGCACCACGTGAAGGTGCTAAAACTGCTATTAAATCTTCGTTGGATGAACCACTTGCAACTATATTAACATAATCTGTCTTATATCCACCAATACCAAGAACTCTAACTATTGTTACAGAACTGGCACTTTTAAGATATTCTTGAACTGTGTAGGGAACATAATAATCTTCACTTACTTTTCCAAATGTATTTTCAAATTCTTGAAAATTACTAAGTATAGTTGGTGTGAATGCTGGGCCCTTTTCAGTCGGCCCGATTATTGCTGCCCCAATATCAGAAATACCTTGTGGTAGAAAAGACAAGTCCCGCTCTTCCGTAAAAACGCCAGGACTTACTATTCTTTCCGCCATTATTTTTCTCCCAATTTATGAGGTTGTTTTAATACAAATTAAGGTTACATATAAATATAAGCTAAATTTCTCAAACATTAGTTTTGAGGAGTAAATTTACCTGATTCTACATCAAGATTACCAATTCCGTACTTATCTGTCATCTTTTTTACAATTCCTTGTTCAGATTCTCTAGCTTCATCATACGCAACTAACAATTTTTGTTCATTAGATTCTATATTATCCAATTCCCTAGTTAATTGACTACGTTGTAAAGCAATCTGTCCAAGTTGTAAAGCTAAACCTTGGTATTTTTCTTGTAAAGATTTAATCTCTTGAATCTCTTCTTCAGGTACTACTACCTCTTTATTTTTCTTTTCTTCGGCCACGTTAAAACCTCCATTTTGTTGTTATTAAATATATCTAACTATAAATATCTAATTAGATTTCAAATCATCAATTTCTTTTTTCAGTTCTTTAATTGATTCTATCAGAACGGGGACTAACTTATTATAGTCCACTGCTTTAAATTTTGGTCTTCCCTTCATACCATCATATTCTTTCACAATTTCAGGAATAACTTTTTCAACTTCTTGTGCAAGTACACCAACATCATGTCCCATATCTTCTCGTCTCCAATCATAATCAACACCACGAAGTTTCATAATATCGTCTAAACCATATTTTGTATCTGTAATATTTTTCTTCAAACTTATATCCGAAGCAGTAGTTGAAGAATATGCAACTACATCTGCGTCTGCGTGAAATGTTCCACCTGCAGAGAATCTAAATTCATCAGCAACATTATTAACCGAAACTTTTATCATATCGTCTGTCCCGAAATCAATAATTTGATGTGAAGAATAACCACCTATTGTTAAACCGTCATTTATAACAGATGTAATTGCTGTTTGTCCTGGTGTAATACTTAATGTACTTCCATTACCACCACTAATACCAGTTCCTTGTGTTGCTAATCTTAAATTTTCTGAACCATCACCTTCTAAACCAGTTCCTGCGAAATCACTAACATCCACATCTAAAGTAACACTACTACCAAGAGTAACACTACCACCAGTTTTTAA